ATTTAAAATTTAATGTTGCCATTCGGCACAATCTTTGCTATTAATAAGAGGTAAAAAATGTTTTTTAAGTTGACATCGCGCAACGCATATCGTGATTTAGTTCGTAACAGCCGTCGCATCTGCATTGCTGACATCTCAAATGAAGAGAAAAGCGCAGCTTTTCAAGAGCTGTGGCAGCTACTTCAGGGGAAGTTAGACGAAACTGAACGCTCACTTAACTCTCAGCCAGCTTATGCACAACGCTGTGATCATTGGAATCAACGTGATATACGCTCGATCAAGCCTGTCACAAACGAAAAAAATCCGTGGCTCAGGTTCAAACGTGAGTTTGTTGAAGGTTTGAGCCGAGATTCTGAGTTTCACGCGAAGCGTGTGTCTTGCGCTCTGGCGTGGTTCTACTCTGACCCTTGGAAGGATGATTGGATCAAATGAATTCAGATGAAGCTGCAGAATTAGTTTGGCGTATTTTAGGTGGAATGCCTGTAGAGGTATTTGATGATGATGACGGATCTGTTTGGGAAAACGAACAGTGGGAGCTTGTTAGCCCTCGTCGCGAAGGCGACTTTGCTGGGTCACGCGCTATTGGTTCTGCCAACTTGGTCACAGCACTCAATCTCATTCATCAAAAAATACTCATTCATCGCTCATCGAGCGACATCTCTTCAAGCTCGGACACATCGATGTCCATCTTTAATATGGCTATGCAACAACTTCAAGATCAACGTCTTGTACGACGTAAACCTCATAAAGTAAGAGAAACTTTTCAAATTATCACCGCTAACACCAACGTATCATAGAGGACTAAATGGAAAAAGCACTTCAAGAAGAAATTCGTAAAGAAATTAATCGTATCGTAGATTTAATGATTCAAGCTGACTCAATCCGCGAATCTATCGCAGAACTAAAAAAAGATATTAAAAATGAGTATGGACTGCCTGTGACAACGATCACAAAAGTAGCTACTATTATTCGTAAACAAAATCTTGAAGAAGAAGAACAAAAATGGGAAGAAATTAAAGAGTGGGTTGATGCCTGTTCATAATTAATTTAGATAACTCTAAATGACATAAGGCTCCAGCATGTGAATTGTCTGGAGCCATATTTTTATATTTTTCTGTATCTAAATGATACCCCACCCAATCATCTGTAAGTTGTTCTAATTCTTCTTGTAAGTGAGAGAAACAACAGTGATGTATTACTGGTATATTAGCTCTTTGACATAGTATAATTTGTTTTGCAACTGCTGAACTCCACAATCGTGCAACTAACTCATGATCTGAATAGTACAACATTCCAGCAGCGTGCCAAGCTGCCTTATGCTCACGAGTATCTTTACGCCTATTACCTATAATTTGTTCAGAAAAAATCCAATTACGACTAGTTTTTCCATGCTTTTTAAGCCAATTAGCTACTAAAAATCCTTGAACACGGTTATTTCTAAAATCCCAAACTTCCCAACGATACTCGCTGGTATGACCGATCACAATCAAATCAGGATTTAACTTGACAGCTTGTTCTACCTGTGCTGTAATAAGATATTCAGAAGCACCACTTTGCGCTAAGTTTGTTAACTGAGAATTAAGTTTTTTTGAAAGTATTGAGGGATAAGCTTGCTCAACGCTTTTAAGACCTTCGCCTTGAGTAAAACTATCACCACAGGTAACTATATGCATAACGAAATCTTTGTAGTAGGCAACTCTTGGTCATTACCTTCACTTGAGGTTAAAAATCCTTGCTTCGATCAACTCGGTTTAACTAACCGATGGGAGCACCTAGGAATTACTCTTGATGCTCAAGCAGAATACATCATAGAACACGAACTTGTCAAGAATTATCGAGTTATTTGGTTAGTAGGACATCATCACAGAGCCGACCCTTTTGGAACCGGTGATTATCTATTACCCTACTCTTGGAAAGAAAATGATATCTGGGGTGATAAACTTAGAAAAATTTGGTTTCGTAAACTCACAAAACAAGCATGGTATTGGCGAATAGCAAAGTTATCTATACAAGCTGCGTTAAAAGATGCTACTAAAAATAATCTTTTAATGATTCCGATATATCGACCAAATGTTTTAGAAAAAGAGTGGTTTAACTCACATCCTTGTAAGTGGGATTACTTTTTACGTGATTTGGTTAATAAATATCCTGATGGCAGAGGTCATATGAATCAAGAGGGTCATAATTATTTTACTCCTTTATTGGCTAAAGAAATTGAGAATAGATGGAAGATTACATTAACCCAGAGTGGTCAGACTCTATAACTGTTGGCTTTAACAAAACTATTGCTAAAGCTGCGACTAAAATAGTAGATCACTGTGATCAGCATGTGGTTAGGTATGGCAATCAGTGGAGATGTGACGTAGCAGGAAAAATTGCTATTTTATTGAAACCTGGTGAAGGTTATGAGTGGCATTTTGATAACCTAGATTTCACGGAAGGTAAACTAAATTTTGCACGTAAAGGCCGTTTTTGGACTCATATTATCTACCTAACAGAAGGTAAACCCTTTGAACTAGGATCTTGGGATCCACAAAATACTCGCGTAAAAGAAACAGATTTCTCTGCTCCTGAACCTAAAGAAATTATAGCAAGAATTTACCCAAAACCGGGTAAAACTACTATATTTCCTTGTTTTATGGTACATCGTATACAACCAGTTGTAGATAATTTTAGATGGGCTTTTGTTGATTTTATAACTAGTCCTAATTATAACGGTAAGTCTGAAAAAGACTTAAATAACATTTTTAATAGGTATTTTGATGAAAATTCTCGGAACCAGTTGTTATCATCATGATAGCGCCGCAGTTTCTATACACGATGGTCACATATTAGGAGCTTCTCACGAGGAGCGTTTTTCTCGTAAAAAGTTTGATAAAAGGTTTCCCTTAAACACTATTAAGTGGTTACAAGATGCTTGGGATGATTGGGATTTTGCTGTTTTTTATGAAGAATCTACTTATAAAGACTTCAAGTCTGAGATTAAAAAACATACAAGAGCACAACCAGTTTTAGTAGATCATCACGAATCGCATGCTATGAGTTCTATTTGCATGACTGATTGGACTGAGTGTGCTGTTATGGTTGTTGATACTGTGGGCAATAAGTACTCTACTTCTCTTGGTGTATATCGAAATGGTCAGATCGAATGGATAAAACGTTTTAAGTACCCAAACTCTCTAGGGTTATTCTACTCAGCAGCTACCCGTCTTTTAGGCTTTCAACCTCTCTCAGACGAGTGTAAAGTTATGAGTGCAGCTGCTTATGGAGAACCAAAGTGGGAAAGCTGGATTCATAAGCATGTTTTAAACTGGCAATCTCTTGAAGGTGATTACACAGTGCTTCAAAACTTAGAACGCGGAGTTGGAACGGGCAGATTAGATTGGGATATTGCAGCATCTGTGCAGTCTGTTCTCGAAAAGACTCTTTTAACTCTTTCCTATTGGTTAAAAGAAGAGACAGGTATGCCTAATTTAGCCTACGCAGGGGGAGTTGCTCTTAATTGTATCGCTAATACTAAACTACTCAAATTAACTCCGTGGGATAAAATTGCTATCCAACCAGCTGCGGGAGATGCAGGCTGTGCTTTAGGCGCTGCTGCTTTAATTGAGAGACCTTTTTGGCAAACTGTTTATCTCGGTATAGAGTCTTCTAATCACATATCAGCAGATGAGTGCGCAGACCGTATACTACGTGGTGAGATAGTTCCTGTTATTAATGGACGAGCTGAGTTTGGACCTCGTGCTCTTGGTAATCGTAGTTTGCTATGTGCTCCAACTTCTGATAACATTGAAAAACTTAATAAAATAAAAAACCGAACAGAAGACTCGTGGAGGCCCTACGCACCGGTATGTCAAATTGAAGAAATTGATAACTATTTTGATGTTCCTCAATATTGTCCCTATATGATGTTTACTGCCGATATTACTGATGGTAATTTTAAAACACACGACATGTCAGCAAGGTTTCAAACTGTTACAGGATCTTCAAATGCTTATTTGTGGAAAGTGTTGGAAAAAACTCGTCAATACGGCTACCCAATACTTATTAATACTAGCTTAAATGCGAAAGGAAAACCTATTGTCAACACCGTGGACGATTTTAAAAGGGAAGTTTCAATACACGACTGAAGTTGATACTGATACTCTACCTACAGGTAGAACATATCACACTCCTGATGGGTCTTATCCTTCTATTACTACTGTTTTAGGTAAAACTTCTGATCAAACGTGGTTACTTAAATGGAAAGAACGTGTAGGAGAAGAAGAAGCTGCTCGTGTATCTAAAGAAGCTACTGATAGAGGAACTCTTGTACACGAGTATGCAGAACGTTATTTTAATGGTGAAGAAGTATGGAATGAATTAACTCAAGAATGTTTGGATGTTCGTCAAATGAGTCGTGATTTAATTAGGGCAACTGAGAGAGGAATTGAAGAAGTTTGGGGACAAGAACAGGTACTTTGGTCTAATAAGTATCAATATGCTGGAAGGTGTGATATGGTAGGTATTTGGAAAGGCAAACCTACAATTATTGACTTTAAAACATCAAAAAAGAAAA